TTTACACTTTGATCTTGAATATGATAATGTTCTGATGTGTGCGATGCGTGGTCGTGCCGGTCAAATTGTGGGTTCTGGTTTCAGTGGTAAAAAATCTCAACTAGGTGTGAGAATGACTGCTGCAGTCAAAAAGTTAGGATGTTCTAATTTAAAAACTTTATTAGAAGATGATAAGTTACTTACAGTTGATTATGATATCATTTCAGAACTGACAACATTTGCTCAAAGACATAATTCTTTTGAAGCAGAAGAGGGATGTAATGATGACCTGGCAATGTGTCTAGTAATTTTCTCTTGGTTGGTTGCTCAAGACTACTTTAAAGAAATGACGGACAATGATGTTCGTAAAAGAATCTATGAAGAACAGAAAAATCAGATTGAACAAGATATGTCACCATTCGGATTTATTCAAACTGGTTTAGAAGACGGAGAAAGTTTTGTTGATACTGATGGTGATAGATGGCATTTAGATGAATATGGTGATCGCTCATATATGTGGGATTATCTTTAATGGATTTTGATGACCAACTAGAATTAGAACATATATTATTTTTTGATAGAAAATGTAGGGTATGTGGTAAGGTTAAAAATTTAATTACTGATTTTTATCTAACTCGTAAAGGTAGAGGAGTTTTTCCATCAGCATATTCTTATGAGTGTAAAGATTGTACAAAGATAAGGATCTTAGGTAGAAGAAAAAATATAAAAGAAGGAAAACCCTTTCTCGAATGGGAATATCCTGACTGGTAAGTTGTTCACGCATCGTTTCCCCATTTAAAATAACCTTTTTAATAAATATTTCTAGAATAATTCTGAACTAGACGGAGAATTAAGATGCCGCTAAATTTAGCATCTCCTGGAATTGTAGTAAGAGAGGTTGATTTAACAGTCGGTAGAATTGACCCAACTTCCGATGCTGTTGGGGCAATCGTAGCACCTTTCGCAAAAGGTCCTGTAGACGTACCTATTTTAGTAGAGAATGAGGCAGACTTACTTCAAAATTTTGGAGAGCCTTATCCAACAGACAAGCATTATGAGCATTGGATGGTAGCTTCTTCGTATCTTGCCTATGGCGGATCATTAAGAGTTGTAAGATCTGATGATTCAGACCTTAAGAACGGATTTGCTGGAGCAGCATCTAGCATCAAGATCAAGAGTCTAGATGATTACAACAATCTTGGGTACGACGAAAATACAATTACTGATGTAACTGTCGTAGCAAGAGACCCTGGTTCTTGGGCAAACGGTGTAAAGGTTGCTTTAATTGATGCCAAGGCAGACCAAATTCTTGCTGGAGTATCAACCAGCGCAGGTCTACCAAATATTCAAGTCGGTTACGGTGTAACTCAGGCAATCACCTCAACTCTTCCTGGAGCAGGTACAACCTCAACTCTTGACGGTTATTTAAAGGGTGTTATTACTCAAATCAGTGGTACTAACGCTTACGTTAAGGTTCTTTCCCACGTATCAGCAGCAGGAACCGAAACTGCTGTAGATTATCAACCATCTGGTGTTTACGCATTCTCCTCTTCAGGTAGTGTTGCGATTCACACCAACGGTCAGTCAGTTGCCGCTGGAACAACAACTTATACAGCACAGCAAGATTGGTTTGACCAACAAACCATTTCTCTGTCAAACAATACGACAATTGCTTGGAATACAATTGCCGATAGACCATCAACTTCATCATTCGCAGCAGCAAGAAACGCAAGATTTGATGAAGTTCACGTTGTTGTAATTGATGACAAAGGAACTGTCAGTGGAAACGCTGGAACAATCCTTGAGAAGCATCTAAATCTTTCAAAAGCAAAAGATGCCGAGTTCTCTGTAGGATCACCATCTTACTGGAGAAAGTATCTTGCTTCAAACTCACAATACATCTTTGGTGGTTCACAACCAACAGGTATTGTAACAACTGGATTTACTTCAGGATTTACTCTTACTACAGACAGTGGTTGGGATCAGGACACGGATTCAGTTCTCTTCGGAGCAACTGGAGCAAATACTCTGACTCTGGCAGGCGGTAAGAACTATAATGGTGGAACTGATATTACTGTAAGTGGTTCATTAACTTCAACAATTGGTAATCTATCAACTGGATATGATCTCTTTGCCAATAGTGAAGAGTATGAAGTTGATTTCCTTCTGATGGGATCGGCAAATTACGCAAAAGAAAGTGCTCAGGCTTTAGCAAACAAACTAATTTCGATTGCTGAGGAAAGAAAGGATGCAGTAGCATTCATTTCACCTTACAGACTTGCCTTCCTAAATGATTCCACTGTTGGATCAGTAACTGTTAACTCCGCTGCTGATATTACAAATAACGTAATCAGCTTCTACGCACCAGTTACATCTTCATCTTATGCGATTTTTGATAGTGGTTACAAGTACATGTATGATAAGTTTGCTGATACATTCAGATATGTACCACTAAATGGTGATATTGCTGGACTATGCGCCAGAAATGATATTAACAACTTCCCATGGTTCTCACCAGCAGGAACAACCAGAGGTGCTGTCCTCAATGCCGTCAAACTTGCTTATAACCCAAGCAAGACTCAAAGAGACCGACTCTATTCAAACAGAATCAACTCAGTAATCTTTACCCCTGGTTCTGGAATCGTTCTCTTTGGAGATAAGACTGGTCTTGCCAAGGCATCGGCATTTGACAGAATCAATGTTCGCAGATTGTTCATCTATCTGGAGAACGCAATTTCTGCCGCTGCTAAAGATCAACTGTTTGAATTCAACGATGAGACCACAAGATCAAACTTCGTAAATATTGTTGAACCTTTCCTTCGTGATGTTCAGGCGAAGAGAGGAATTCAAGACTTTAGAGTCATTTGTGATGAAACAAACAACACAGCAGCAATCATAGATAATAATGAATTCGTTGCTGACATCTTCGTTAAACCCGCTAGATCTATTAACTTTATTGGATTGACCTTCGTCGCCACCAGATCTGGTGTTTCGTTTGAAGAAATTATCGGAACCGTTTAATTCAATTAGAGGAATCTAACAATGGCATTAAGAACAATTTCAGACTTTAAAGCTAGACTAAAAGGTGGCGGTGCCAGACCGAATCTCTTTGAGGTTGAATTAGCCTTCCCAACAGCAGTTGGTGGTTTAACGGGAGCAAATAATGATCTGGCAAATTTTCTTGTAAAGTCAGCAGCACTTCCAGCATCAAATGTTACTCCAATTGATGTAGCATTTAGAGGAAGAATCCTCAAAATTGCTGGAGACAGAACATTTGATACTTGGACAATCACAATCATCAACGATACTGATTTTGCTATTCGTCATGCTTTTGAAAATTGGATGAATGCAATCAATAACGTTGAAACTGCTCAGGGTTTAACAACACCTTCAGATTATTACCAAGATGCTCGTGTTCATCAACTAGATCGTGATGGTGAAAAGTTAAGAACATACAAATTCCATGATGTGTTCCCAACTAATATTTCACAGATTGACCTTTCATATGACACGACTGACACACTTGAAGAGTTCACTGTAGAACTTCAAGTCCAGTGGTGGGAAGCAGAGAGAGGAACCGCTCCTGGCGCAGGGGGCGATAACATCAACTAATAAATAGATAAGACGGTTTTAAATTTATAAAATGGCAAAGCTTTTTGGATTTTCTATTGATGATGCTTCCAAAAAACCGGATTCAGTAGTATCCCCCGTCCCCAAAACTAACGAGGACGGGGTTGATTATTTTGTTCAGTCTGGTTTTTATGGTCAGTATGTAGACATTGAAGGTGTCTATAGAACTGAATTTGATTTAATGCGCCGTTATAGAGAAATGGCACTTCATCCGGAGTGTGACTCTGCAATTGAAGATATTGTCAATGAAGCGATTGTCAGTGATCTTTATGATTCTCCTGTTGAAATTGAACTAACAAATGTAAATGCTAGTGATAATTTAAAAAAAAGAATTAGAGAAGAATTTAGAACTATTAAAGAAATGATGGACTTTGATAAAAAGTCCCATGAAATTTTTAGAAACTGGTATGTTGATGGAAGACTTTATTATCTAAAAGTTATTGATATAAAAAATCCTCAAGATGGGATCCAAGAGATCAGATATATTGATCCCATGAAAATTAAGTTCATAAGACAAGAGAAGAAAACTAATAAGACTAATGGACTAGCACCTTATCAAAATCCAAACGAACCTTTGGATTTAGTAAAAGGCGTATATCCACAAATTGAAGAGTACTATCTTTATACTCCAAGACCAAATTATCCAACTGGAACTTTCTCGTCATCAGCAAGTACCAAAGGATCTATCAAAATTGCTAAAGATTCTATTACATATGTGACTTCTGGATTATTTGATAGAAACAAGGGAACGTGCCTTTCATATCTACACAAAGCAATCAAAGCACTCAATCAACTTCGCATGATTGAAGATAGTCTTGTTATTTACAGACTGTCAAGAGCACCCGAAAGAAGAATTTTCTATATTGACGTAGGTAATCTTCCAAAAGTAAAAGCAGAACAATACCTCAAAGAGGTTATGTCTCGCTATAGAAATAAACTTGTCTATGATGCGAACACTGGAGAAGTTCGTGATGATCGCAAATATATGAGTATGCTTGAGGATTTCTGGCTTCCAAGAAGAGAAGGTGGTAGAGGAACTGAAATTACCACTCTTCCTGGCGGACAAAATCTTGGCGAACTTACTGATGTTGAGTACTTCCAGAAAAAACTTTATAGATCTCTAAACGTTCCAGAGTCTAGAATTGCTAGTGATGGTGGATTTAATCTTGGGCGTTCTTCCGAAATTTTAAGAGATGAACTTAAGTTTGCTAAATTTGTTGGAAGATTGAGAAAGCGTTTCGCTAATATGTTTAGCGATATGCTGAGAACTCAACTTATCCTCAAAAATATTATTACTCCAGAAGATTGGGATCAAATTAATGATCATATTCAATATGATTTCTTGTATGATAATCAATTTGCCGAATTAAAAGAGTCTGAAATGTTAAATGAAAGACTCGGACTACTTTCAACTATGGAACCATATATTGGAAAATACTTCTCAGTTGAATATGTTCGCAAAAAAGTTCTTCGTCAAACTGATCAGGAAATTATTGACATTGATGATCAAATTGAAAGAGAAATAAAAGATGGCATTATTCCAGATCCATCTCAGGTTGATCCAATTACTGGAGAACCATTGCCACCAGAAGGAGATCAAAATCTTCTAGGCAATGTGCCTCAGGAACCAGAGATAAATGGTAATGTTACTCAGGTAAAAGAACCCAAAGGTGGAGAAATATAAATAATCCTATAATAGCATACCAATTTTTATGGAAGATTTACTTGACTTAATTGCAACTGACCAACCTGCTGCTGATATTTCAGATAAAATTAAAGAAATTTTATACACGAAAGCAGCAGAAAGAGTTGATTATCTTCGTCCAACAGTTGCTAATATTATCTTTGGTGAAAATGAAGATTCTGAAGAAACAACTGGGGAAGAAGAATGATCACAAAGATTGTCGCAACGCAAGTTAATACCGCAACATCTGCTGGCGCTGCTAGTAGCATTAGTGATGCAACTTGTGTTCGTTTATATAACAACACTGCAGGAATTGTAACTGTCGGCATAAACACTTTAGTTGGAGCAGCATCAACTAATTTCTTTGAACTTCCAGGTGGATCAGTTGAATTTTTAACAAAAGCAGCGTCTGATGTTATTTGGTCAACGACTGCAATTAGAGCAAATAAAGTAGCATTTACAAACTAAAATGAAACTCATCACAGAAGAAATTCAAAAAGTAGAATTTATTGTAGAAGGCAAAGGAACTGCCAAGAAGTGTTATATTGAAGGTGTATTCCTTCAGGGAAACATTACTAACAGAAATGGTAGAATGTATCCTATGGAAACTCTTTCCCGTGAGGTAAAGAGATATGATGAAAACTTTATTCAAAAAGGTCGTGCTCTTGGAGAACTTGGTCATCCTGATGGACCTACAGTAAATCTTGATCGTGTTTCACATAAAATTGTTTCTCTTACTTGTGAGGGTAATAATTTTATTGGAAAGGCACAGATTTTATCCACACCAATGGGTAAAATTGCTGAGTCCCTGATTAAAGAAGGTGTTACTCTTGGCGTTTCTTCTCGTGGCGTTGGTTCACTCAAGATGACCAATGAGGGTCATAAAGTAGTTGGTGAAGATTTTATGTTAGCAACTGCTGCTGATATCGTTGCC